CCACAATATCCAGGGTGTCCTCAATGCGACTTTATAGATTAGGTAGTCTTTAAGTCTAAGAAATTTACCTGCTACTTCTCAAAATTCAAATGATATTATTGAAGATCGTCAGCTTAGCTCAGAACAAAGAGAAATTGTTCATTTTTCTAGTGAAGGTGTTACGCCGTCGACTTCCGCTGTTCCTGACATCGTTAATTTGTCAACTTCTTATTTAGATATGACAACTCGCGAAGCCAGGATACATACTGTTAAAGATTTTTTGTCTCGACCTATTATTATTCATACTGGAACCTGGTCCTCTAGTATTGTGCCTGAGGGTGCTGGTTCACAATTATATACTACTAATTTTCCTGAAGCGTTGATTTCTAATGCTATGTATCAAGAAAAGTTAACTGGATTTGTAGGATTGCGTGCTACTTTAGTAGTTAAAGTACAAGTTAATTCTCAACCTTTCCAGCAAGGTAGATTAATGCTGCAATATTTTCCGTATGCACAGTATATGCCAAATAGAGTAGCATTGGTTAATGCCACATTGCAAGGAAGATCTGGGTGTCCACGAACTGATCTTGATCTTAGTGTAGGAACAGAAATTGAGATGCGTATGCCTTATGTTTCACCTCATGTGTATTATAATTTAATTACTGGCCAAGGATCTTTTGGGTCTATATATTTAGTTGTATATAGTCAATTAAGAGATCAAATATCAGGAACTGGTTCTGTAGAATACACTGTTTGGGCTCATTTAGAAGATGTAGATATTCAATATCCAACTGGTGCTAATATTTATACTGGAAATTCACCTAATTTTGCTTCTTTGGGGCAGAAAATGTCTGCTGGTAAATTTACCGAAAGGGATGTGCGTCAAATATGGGGTGACAAATCTTATTCTAAGAAACCTGATAAAATCTTCGCTCAAGTATTATCTGAAATTAAACAATTAAAGGATGATGGTACCATTAGTAAAGGTATTGGTCAAGTTTCTGAAGGTTTATCAACTATGTCTCGCATACCTGTTTTAGGGAATTTATTTACGAAACCTGCATGGATATCATCACAAGCTTCTAATATTTTTAAGATGTTAGGATTTTCTAAACCAACTCTTCAAGGTTTACCGTGTGAATCTAAGTTGCGTGGTCAAACTCATATGGCTAATTTTGATGGTGCTGATACTTCCCATAAAATGGCATTATCAGCAGAAAATCAGATCGAGACTAAACCTGGTCTGGCTGGAACTTCTTCAGATGAAATGGATTTGTCACATGTTCTTTCTATTCCAAATTATTGGGATCGTTTTACATGGAATACAAGCGCTGCAACTGGTACCCAATTGTGGAATAATTATGTTACACCTATGAAGATTAAATCTTATTCAGATACTATTCTGGATAGATTTAGATGTACACATATGGGTTATGTTGCTAATGCACATGGTTATTGGAGAGGTTCATTAGTATATACATTCAAGTTTGTTAAAACACAATTTCATTCTGGACGTTTACGTATTTCTTTTATACCATTTTACTTTAATAGTACTATTTCTACCGGTGATGTTGATGTATCTCGCTCTCAGAAACTTATAGTTGATTTGCGTACTTCTACTGAAGTTTCATTTACTGTACCTTATGTGTCAACTAGACCTTGGATGTTTTGTATACGACCAGAAGCTTCATGGTTGGGAACAGATAATGTGATGATGTATAATGCCGTACAGGTATTGTGCGTATTGAAGTGTTGAATCAATTAGTTGCGGCTAACAATGTACATCAAGCTATTGATGTCATAGCTGAAGTTTCTGGTGGACCAGATTTGACATTTGCTGCACCCTGTTCACCTTCTTATGTACCTTATTCGGGTACTTTTACTGCTCTTCAGAGTCAAATTAAAGAAGAGGAAAAAGAAGAAGAATATGATAATAATGTTTATCCCCGAATTAAGCGATCAATTGAAGAAAATCCAGAAAGGATTATTGCACAAGTTATGGGTGAAAATGAAGCTATTCAACGAAATGATGCACAGCATGGACAACATCCAACTTCTATAGATACGCATATGATATCATCTAATTGGTCACCAGAAGCGCATTGTATAGGTGAGAAGATTATGTCTATTAGGCAATTAATTAAGCGTTTTGGTGGTTTTATTGGGTTAACTTTGTCTAGCGTAAATCCTTGTGTTGTTGCTGCTCCGTTTTCAGTAGCAACTCCGGTTAGTGTTGTTGGTGGTTCTAAAACTACTCAATTGTTTGAATATTATTATTATTTATATGCTTTTTGGAGAGGCTCTATGCGAATTAAAGCTGTACCAATGTGTGTTGATCCTAGGGATGATGCAACACGTACTTATGTAGCTAAATCTTCTTCAACAACTTTAGCTTTTTCTTTAATTAATAGTGTTCAGGATACATTTAACACTTTAATTTCAAGGTTTTCAATAGGTGGTTCACCAATACAGATTACTACTAATGTTACAAACCCTATGTTCAATATGGGAAATTCAGTAAATCAAATACCACCAAATATTGAAGGTATAATTGAAATAGAAGTTCCATATTATAATGTATCACATATATCCCCGGCTACTACTTATAATACTAATGAAAGACCTATTTCAATAGATAAAGTTCTTAAGGGACATCTACCACCTGCAATTTTAACTGTTTTCAACACTGGAGGGGGTACGCCTGTATTTGGTGCTACTGGTCCTGCTGTTGAGACGAATTTTATTCAATTTTATAGAGCTCCAGGTGATGATTTTTCTTTTATGTATTTAGTTGGAGTTCCTCCACTCGTTAATGTTGCTCGCGATCCTTAAATACAATAAGACGTTGTACCTCCATGTTCTTCTAACATGTATTGGCAAACTTCTTAAAATTTTATAAGACGTTGTACCTCCACACTTTTTTAGTGTGTATTGGCAAACTTCTTAAAAC